TTTAACTTTGCGAGTAAGGCACCAAAGTCTTCACCCTTTGTTACTTTACCAGCACCAGACATACCTAATTCAGGAATACCTCCTAAAGGTAATACTGGTGCAAGTGCTTTAACATCTTCCTTACCTAATTGGACTCTTCTACGAGATGCTTTATCTATAGCCATAGCCATATTATAAGCTTTATCATTATCTTCATTACTTGGTCCTATTCTACCTTTTGGGTATAATTGTTTTGATACTATAGAAGCATATTCATTTGGTTTTGTGAAGTTGCCTTTTTTGAGTGGGTCAGCATCATATTTACTACCCCCTTTTTTCTTTGCTTTATAAACAGATGATTCATAACTATATACTTCACTTCTATCAAGTCCTGGGTATTTGTTATCAAGATATAATGATTCTAATTCATATTTTTGTTTATTTTTTAGTTTATTAGCGTCTAATCCGAATTGTTCAACAAGTAATTCAATTAATTCTTTTTTCTTCTTTTTTGCTAACATCTCACCATCTTGATGGAATGCGTTTATAAAGTGTTCTCTATCTTCTTTAGACATAGCACCACCTCTTTTTTTTCCTTTTCCTTCTTTATTGTATTCAGAACCAGGTGGAGCAAAAGTTTTATATGCATCTGTTACAATAGAAGGTACACCAACAAGAGGGGCTACTTTTGTAGCTACATCACCAAGTTTTGTTAATCCTTTCATTAATGGTCTGAAAAACTTGGCATTAATAGGATGTTCTTTTTCTTCCCATTTTTGGAATGCTAATTCGTTTCTAGCTTTACACTCTCTACGAGTTGCGTGCTCTCCTAATCTTGGTAGTCTATCACCATTTGCATCTACTTTGCACCAGATGATTTCACTATCTGGGTCTCTCTTTATTTGTTCTTCATATTCTTGTTGTTGTTTAGCAAGTTTAGCCTTCATTTTTTCAGAGTCTTCATAAAACTTTCTTTGTGATTCTTGGAATTGTTCCCAAGTCATATTTTTATAGAATCCTTGTTTTTGTCTGGCTTCAAAGGCTTCTTTAGTCCATCCAGGGTTTACTCTAGCTCTTCCACCTTCTAATTCTTTTTTCTGTTTTCTTGCTTCTTTTCCAAGTTTTCCTGAAGCATCATCTAATAAGTTAATTAAATGGTGGTGTTCATTTAAGTAAGTATTTTTAGGCATACATACTTTTTTACCTTTACCTTTGACTTTTACCATTTTTTGTAAGTCAGATGATAATGATTTTCCACCTACTTGAATATCATCTTCTTCAATAATATTATCTTCATATCGAGCATCAAAGTTATCAGCCTTGTTTGTATCACCATATTCTCTTTCATCATAATCTTCAAGTCTTGGTGCATATTGTTTAATAAACTTTGAACCTGCTTTTTTCTTACCTGCTCCTTCAACACCATATCTTTCTTCAATATCATCTATGCGTTCTTGTAGTCTTTGTCTTACATCTACTAATATTTGATAGTCATCATCATATTCACTTGTAAATCTGAGTTGTTCCTCTACTTTATTTAATAAGTCTCTTGTATGTTCTAAAAACTTCTGAAAAGTATTTTTAGTTACTTTTTTATGTAATGCTTCTCTTGCTTGTTGTTTAACTTCTTCTGACTCAATAATACCTGTTTCACCTACAGCACTTGATAATATTGTATCCGCTCTATTAAGCACATTATTACTTTCATCTTCTTCTTTTTGTGCTTGTTGAAAAGTTCTCATTTTGTCTTTATATTCTTCATATTTTTCTTTATCATTCTTAACTTCCTCATATGCTGAACTGAAGTCTAAAAAGTCTCTTAGTTTTTCTACTCTACTACCTAACTTTTGAGCAATACCACTAATTGCATTTAACAAGTTGAAGTGAGCTTTTTGCTCCGATGCTGATAATATCATTTTTAATGGTAATTCTTTAAGTTCATCGTGTTTATTTATTAGTTTATCTATCTGGCTGTTTAACTTATCAATTAGTTTTCTCACATCACCTACTGATGATGAAACTACTGGAGCATATTCTTCAACTTCATCTTTATTAACTTTTTGAAATGGTGGAGCATTTTCAATACTTTGTATGATAGCATCAAGTACTCCATAAGACTTATCTAATAATTCTTGATTTGTTGATGCTTGTAGAGATAATAATAATTGTTTTAGAGGTGATAATAGTGATTTTATCTTATCTGCTTGAAATTGAGCATCTTGAACACTTTTATTACCATAAATAGTATTTCTTTCGTATGTAGTTATAAAATCGAGTAAACTATTATAGTTACTTAATATTTCCATAGTTGAGTCATCAACTCTTTCTAATGCTGTTCTATCTGATTTTTCTTTTTCTTTTGATTTTAGACCACCAACTTTTCTTTTACCTCTTCCTGAAAGTGGGTTTATTTCTTCAACAGATGGGTAAATATTACCTTCTGATGACCATATTTCATCTAGTCTTCCGTCTGACATAAGAGCGTCTATTTTGGCTTGTTCAGAGCGTGCCTTATTCATATCATTGTTACCTCTTGCTTCATCTCTTAACCATTTAAACCAGTTGAAAGCGTCTAATAAGTCTTGATATGAAAATGATGCTAAGTTAGCCCTTATTTGTTCAGGAGTATCTTTTTTCCAAGATTGTGATTCTCCTACAGGTTCTGGAGGTTGTTGAGGTGCTACTTCTCTATCTCTTGATATACTAAGTGGTTCTTCATTACTGTCAAGGTAGTTTAATGAACTAGAAAACTTTTGTATTGATTCTAATATTTGTTGTATTCTTTTGTCTACTTCGGCTTGGAAAGTAATATCATCTTTAGTAGGACGACTTCTAGGGTCGTTGAATTGTGCTACTTGGTCAACTTCACGACCAAATACACGAGAATTAATTACTTTATCATATTGTAAGACTTCGTCTATTTGCTTTTGTCTTAGACTATCCATTATATAATAATTATTAGATATTATTTTTTTAACAATTATAAAACATTTATTAATGATTTTATAATTATTTTAATAGAGACCTTCAGCTTTTACAACCTTTGAGGCTTCAATCATACTTAAACCTCTTTCTCTCATAACTTTCTTAACTATTTCTGCTCTCTTGCTTTTACCTTTTGGTTTACCAAATCCGGACATTGTCGAGCCAACCATTTGTGATTTTTCTACAACTTTTTCAGGTTTACCTCTAGTGGCTTTTACTGTAACTTTTGCGTGACTCATTTCAGGACCTCCTCCTACTTGTTTTTTAGAAGGTCTTCCTCTTTTCTTACCTAAACCAAAAAGACCAGCAATACCAGAAACTACAGGAATACCTAAACTAGAGATTAAACCAGAACCTTCTTTTTTTGCTTGTGCATCTCTAATTCTTTGTGATGCTATTTTTTTGGCTGTTTCTCTCATTTGTGCTTGTCTTTGTTTTTCACCTTCTACACCTCTGTATTCTTTTGTTGTTACCATACTATCTAATATTTGTTGAACTAAGAAAGCAGGAGGGTTTTCAGGGTCGGCTGTTTTTAATGCTTTTTCAAACATCCCAGCACCACCTTTTTTAGATGGTCTACCTCTTTTACCCATACCTCTCATAGGTCTATCTCTCTCACCTAACATTGCTAAGGCTTGACCTTGAGATAATACTTTGTTAGCATTACCAATTGTTACTTCAGCAACAGGACGATTTGGAATACCTAAAGAACTAAATGATGATTCAGGTTTAACTAGTGGTTTAATATTTCTTTTTGGTCTTCCTAAAATAGTACCTTCTTGGAATCCTAAGATAGCACCACCAACAGCACGAGGGTTTGCACCTCCACATTTACTTTCACCTTCACATTCGCAATCACTTACACTTTCATTATCATCTGATTTCTTTGAAGCACTTGCAGATTTGAATTCTGCAACACCTGGACCACCACCAAATATTTTATTAATTAATGGTCCAGCAACGGCACCTAATAAGGGACCAGCAAGAGCACCTAAAAAACCACCTGACATACCTTGTCCAGACATACGATAGTCTACTGTGCCTTGTCCAGTCATATCAGAATGAGTTACATATCTTTGATTTATATAGTCAACTTCTCTGGCTATATTACGATTATAAGGAGTATCATACGGCATTATATATAATTATAATTAGATATTTATTTTATTTATTTTTCTATCAGGATTTTCGGGATTTATTATTTTTATATCAATATTGTGTTTATTAATATTTATTTCATTTAGAGTTTTTTTATTTATTTTTATTTCTGTTAATCCATTACATATTGCTGGTTTTGTCGTTTTTTCATCTTTATATTTTTCATTATATTGTTTTATAATTATTTTATGAATTAATGGTTCTGCATCTTTTAATGCTTGTAAATCATTTGTAATTATATCTAGTAAATCCTTTGCTTTTATACGAACATCTTTTTCTAATGATAATTGTATTTGGATATATTTAGATATTTTCATATATGATAATGATGTAAGTCTATGTGCTTCTGAACGCTTTGTATAATCAAAATAATTATCAATTGTTTTTAATATTGCAACAAATACAGACATCGCTCCTAACATAATACTCTGTTCATTAAATAAGTTAATTGGTGATACAAACCCTATTAATGATGATAATACTATTACAGGAATATTTATATATATTGAGAATGCGTTATATCGTATATATGAATAGTTATGTAGGATACTCATTGATTCTGCTTTTTCTGCTTCTTCTTTGAGTAACTGTTCAAACTCATCTGTATAAGTTATATTAAGGTTATTTGTCATTAATATATCTTATATAATTATTTGGTTATTTATTTTACATAAGTCTGGCATCTACTCTGCGTCTACCAGCGGAAGGACCTCCAGCACTGGGACCACCAGCGGAAGGACCACCAGCGGAGGGACCATAGCCTAAGGCTCCTAAACCTTGGGAGGCAAGTTTAGCTACAGGGTTCTCCATAGTACCTAAGAGGTTTTTGGCAATAGGTAAGGCAATAGGTGCAAGTTTTTGTACACCAGATTTGACCATATCTAAGAAACCACCACCAACTAAGCGGGCTACATCTGATTTAGTGTAGGCTTGTTGTTTGGAAGCGTCTAATACATCTTGTTTGGTTAAGATACCAGTGTAAGTGGATGATGTACCTCTTTCGTTTACGAATACACCAGAGTTCATTGTTACAATTACTAATTCAACATTGGTCATTGCGTGTGTGTTGTAGTTTTGAATTACTAAGTTGACTTGTAAGTTAAAGTTACCTAATGAACCAGGGGCATAATAGTCTTCTACTAATTGGATGTCTTTACCGAATTCTAAGACTAAGTAAGAACCGACAGCAGGGAAACCAGCGAAACCAGATAAGGGACCTGTTCCAGGTTGGAGTTTTTGTGCAGGGTCACGAGTGTTAGAAGATACAACACCATTCCATTCTAACCAAGTTTCATTATTACCACAGTGTTTAGACATACCCCATAAGTCTTCTTTGGTGGCACTGGCTAAAATACCAGAGTTGTTGTTGAAGTTAATGCTGATTTGTTTAATGGCTAAGGCTACATCAGGGTCACCATTATTTTGGTCACTGGCTCTCTTTCTTACATAGATAATGAGTTTATCAGGGATTTGGTTGAGTTGGAGAGATTGAGATGAGACACTTGTTTCGTGAGGATTGATGTAAGATGAATAACCTTGAGTTACACGAGTACCAGCGGTAACACTGCCAATAGGAGTGATGTAACGAGGTAATTCGTAGAAAGGTACGATGTTTCTGGCTGGCATCATATCGCTAGGGTGAGGTGTTAAGAAGTTGAATAAGAGTTTAGTATTAGCGAATGATAAACCAGTTACAGTACAAGCACCTAATGTATTCCAGTTTACAGGTTGAGGGTAAGGATTTGCATAAGATAAGGCTTGTGCGTTAGTACCTGTAGGGCATCTGAAGAAACGAGATGTATCACCGATGTTAAATACAAAGTTCATATTTTGTACACCATAGAAACCTTGGCTGTTGGACTTAGGGTGACCAAAGATGAAAGGTGAGAGTAAGAGAGGTTCACTGATTTTAAAGGTAAAGGTTTCAGTTGTATTACCACCAGCGTTTGCAATTGTGTAAGCAGAAGGTACAAAGCAACCACGAGTAAAGGCTTCAGATTCGTTAACATTGTAGTAACCAGCGTGAGGGTTGTTTAATTCTTGGTAGTTATATAAGTAAGAGGCTAAAGTATCAGGGTAAGTAGGGGTTGTTGAGTTGTTTTCGATTAATTCCTTTTTGTCGAGTAATCTGAGGATGGCAGGGAGAGCATCACGAACATTGAGGGATACTGTGTTGTTGTTGATGGTGGCACTCATTACTGTCATTAATTGATGGAGAGGGAAAGGAGCTAAAGAAGATACAGCACCATAACCGCAACCGTTAGGTTGTTCACCAACAGGTACAGCTTCAGGAGTTGTTACAGTGAAAGATACTTCAGTTTGTAATAATACTCTGCGGTCTATAATAGTTTGTTCAGATGGTACTTGGATGTTAAAAGTTAATTGAGAAGCACTTTGAGATAAGGCTACATATTGAGCACTAGTAACATTTTGACCACCTTTAACAACAGCGTAGCGGACTACATCTTTGACATCTAAGCGGTCATCTTTAACTAAGACTTTTTCAAAATCTGCGGACATATATATATAATTAACTCTAGAATATTTTTATTATAGATATTATCAAAACTTTACTATATTTTTTACGAAAGTTTGATTTTTTTAAATAAAATATTTTCTAAATACTTTTATATAAATGAGTCTTGTAAGAAGTCAATTGTCTGGAGGATACGATTCTACCCATATTTACTATAACATTAATATTACAAATAACAATAATGGGGCTAATGTTGCACCTCCTCAAGTTATATTTAATGAAACCCGTAACACTCCTTACTTAGGTAATCCAAGTGAATATTATATGTCTGTCGTACGCTTTTCATTAGAGACACCATCTTTACCTATATGGTTACCTCAAGTTTCTGTAGGTCAATCAAATCCAAATCAAACTATATATTCTTTTACTCTTTCTTATGATTTAAGTGGTAATACTTATAACCAACAAGTATATTTGACTTATGTACCTCAGAATACTTTTGAACCAGTAGCCAAACCACCTGTAACTTTCCAAGATATTACAAGCGACTACTATTTTGTCTACAATGTCCAAAGTATAGTTCAAATGATGAATACAACATTACAGACTGCTTTTGGAAACCTTAAGACAGCTATCAACGCACTTCCAGGTGCTCCTCAATTACCTACTAACAACGCACCATTTTTTGAATACAATCCTAACAATAGCACTTTTATACTAGATGCTGATATTTCTGGTTACAACTTGAATTCAACTACATATACACCAATCAAGATATGGGCAAATGCTTCTATGTATAACTTGTTATCATCTTTTGATGCTGTTAATTACGGTACTTCAAATATTACTAACGGTAAGAACTTCTTATTTAATGTCAGATATGCCAAAGGTGGGAATGTGTTCCCGTTCCAAACTGCAGGTCCGCCTGGTTCTAACTTCAATACACAAAACTGTCTACAATTATATCAAGACTATCCTACACTTCCACTTTGGTGCCCTATTCAGTCTATGGTATTTACTACAGCATTATTGCCTGTAGTTCCAGAATTAACAGCCATTCCTGTCGTATTTGGTGCTAATAGTAAATATGCTTCTGATGGTAACAATTCAAATATTTCACCAACATTAACTGACTTTGAAGTACAATTAACTAATGGTTTTGAATTCAAACCAAATATTACTTATGCACCATCTGGTGAATACAGATTAACCGACTTATACGGAAATACACCCTTATCTGCATTAGAGGTCCGTGTATTCTGGAAGGATATTTTTGGAAACCTCCATCCATTCTACTTAAACGAAGGATGTAATGCTTCTATTAAGATTATGTTTAGAAAGAAGATATATAATAGTCCTGTATACTAAGATTGTTATATAACTTTATAAAAAATAGAACGAGGTCCAGCACCTCCTTCTTTTGTTTCTTTCTTTACTATTGAACCGTCTGCTTTTACTTCTAGATGTTTTTTAACTTGTTCTAAAACAGATTTTGACTTATCAATATCTATTTTATAATACCTTGCTAGTCTCATTAATTGTTTTTCTGTTAATTCTTCTAAAGAAAAATCCTCCATTATATTAAGTATGATGAGGAAAAAAACTATAAGTTTAATCCGAACTTTTACTACCCACATAAAGGACGAAAAAGCATTTAAAGAAATGATTTTAGGTCATAAAGAATTAAAGGCTCTTTATGTAGGTGAAGTGAAAACTTTTGGATTAGAGAATGACCCTCAATATAATGGCAAGGTTTGGAAAGGTTTTTCTGCTGACCAAATAGCATCCCATCTTTATAAGTTCCGAACGAATCCATTATTGATTTCATCAGTTCCCATTGAGGAAAAAAATACTGATAATTGGTGTAAGTGTGATTAGTGTGACTGAATGAACATACTTACTATCTCATCATACGACTTACCAGTATTTTCTTTCAGATGTTTCATAAGTTTATAATAATCGTCAAGGTTCTTACCTTCAAGCATATTCTTTATACGGAATATGCAGTGACGACCACAGGTGTTTATATCTGTACTTTCTTCCTGATATTTTACAGGATTATATACTACTTTTTTAGGGGTTTCCATAAGTAAATCTGTAAGGATTTTCTTACCTTGACCTAACTTCTTTCTCATATCCATCGGAGTCCAGTTTAATTGGCTATCTGGTTTACCTGCTAGACTATCAAAGAATTCAATTGTATTACCATAACGAGACATACAGACCCAGTGTCCTTTATTGGGACTATCTTCAATTAAGAGGATAAAATAGTCATTATCCCTTGTAAGAACATCTTCTATTTTGTTTGCATCATTTAACTCAGAGTATTTTAGAATACGGACATTAGGAAGATAACTTTTTATTTGTGAATCATCCATCGGTGTTTCAACTATCTCTTCTAACTTTTCTTCGTTCATATAACTATATTAGATATTATTTATAGGCGGGGACGGGCGGGATTTATTTATAGATATTTAAGAAGTTTTATTATTATTTAATTACCTTATCCATTTTTATTAATTATTAAATCATCAGAGCCGAACAACATTACTTTTTGCCTTATACCTATACAGGGATTTTGAACATTTTTTATCATTTTTCTAACTTGTGTTTTGCTGTTTGACTTTTTCCTCCCTCCCTGACCCTCCCTAATATTCTAAAAGATAAATGGATTTATTACTTTAGTATCTTATAGAATATCTAATATAAATCATTTTAGGGTAGGGTTAGTAGGATATAGTTAATATTATAGGTAGGATAGGTATAGTATAGGTAGGGTTTAGGTAGGGTTGAAATGAATAAGGGTAGGGTTGCAGGGTTATATATATAAAAAGTTTCTATAGGTGGTGTTTTATATATATATAATATAAATGTTTTTGGGGTCCCTACCCAACCTACCAAACACCCCTTTTTTGGATACTCATTCAATTCAACCCTACTCAAGCCTACCAGCCCTACCCCAAACGCACAAAAAAAAGTTTAGAAAAAAATACTCTAAAAAAGTTATAAAAAAATCATTTAAAGAATTATTTTATAATACAATATATATAAATGTCTAGTAATACTTCCAAGCCTAATAAAAACAGAACCGCTTCCCTTTTATCTGATACATCAAAGTACTCTCATCAACAATTTGCAGAATTATTTCACAAGTTAAATAAATCCTTATATGTATATTCAGATAAAAGCGGTTGGTATTCTTATAATGAATTCAATATTTTAGTTTCACACGGTAAAAATGAACCAACTAATATGTTAACTAATCTTACTTTGTGTCTTCAACAATATGTAAAGGATGAAATGGAATCATTAAATGTTATTGATGATACAACTAAAAAAGCATTTGATGAATTATTTAAAACATATACAAGAATATCAACTTCTACATATATAAAAGGAATTATACCATTTTTACCGATGTTATACTTAGAAGAAGAATTAGATAATAAAATAGATGCTAATAATATGCTTGTTGCTTTCAAAAATAAAGTATATGATGTAGAAAATGGTTATTTTAGAGATATTGAAAAAGATGACTACATAATGAGAAATACAGGATACAATGCACCAGATGAAATAACTGATTTCAAAGTAGTAGACGATTTAGTAATGTCAATATTTGAAGATAGAGAAGTAGCCGATTATTATTTATTAATTACGGCTCTTTCATTAATTACTAACAAGTTTGAAAAGTTATATATTCTAACAGGTAATGGTCGTAACGGTAAAGGCGTTCTCTCATCTATTGTTGAAAAAGCATTAGGTAATTATTATTTAACTAGTGCAAATGATTTATTAACTATTAAAGATGAAGCAAAAAACGAAACTCTCGCAAAATCAACAGGTATCAGATATTTATCAATTTCTGAACCAGCAGAAGATAACGAAAGAGAATTAAAGTTTAATGTTTCAACAGTTAAGAAACTAACAGGACGCGATAAAATCAGTACAAGGGCATTATACAAGAATTCAATTGAATTCGTCCCCCAATTCACAATGTTTGTCTCCTGTAATAAACAGCCATCAATTGATGAAACAAATGATGCAATTAAAAACCGTTTCCGTTTTATTCACTTTCCTTTTACCTTCGTAGAAAATCCCAAACTCAAACACGAAAGACAACTTGATGTGTCATTAAAAGATAAAATCAATGATGATGACACATACAGAGATACAATGATTTGTTATTTATTAGACCTTGTTTCAAAAAATAAGGATATCAAGAAAATCAATGAACCTGAAAAATGCAGAGCATTCACAAAGACTTATTTTGATAATGAAGACGATGTAGGCAACTTCATAGAAAAATATTTTGAAATAACAGACGACCCAGAAGATAAAATAAGACCTAACGAGATATACCAAATGTTTATGTCCGATGGTGATTATAAAAAGTTATCTAATGTTAAGTTCGCATATGGTCTCAAATCATTAAATATACCAAAATATAAAAAAAATGGTAGTTTCTTCTATGGCGGACTAAAGAAAAAGAAAATAGATGATGATGACGATGAAGAAGACGAACCTAAAAAAGAAACAACTTCTAAAAACTCCTTAGACCTTTAAAATAATATTTAAAAAATATCTAGAAATATTATTTTAAAGAAATATTATCTATATATATTATAATGACACTTAACCTAACACCAGAAGAAAAGGCGGAAAGACGCAAACAATACAAAAAAGAATACTCTAGAAACTATTACAGGGAACAAAAGGCGGAAAATCCTGACAGATATAATGATATTTTGGAAAAGGCAAAACAAAGATATCAACAGAAAAAAGAAGGCGGAAACATCAGAACCTATAAAAAGCGTTCAATTATTGATAAAATAGAAAATGAATTAGAAAACAAAAATAATCAAAATGAATAAACGAATCATTAAACGAATCATTAAACGAATCATTAAAACTATAATACATCCCATCACGATGATAAAATAATAATTCAATCCAATTATTATTTTTCACATCGGACCATCGGCGTACAGGTATGTCTGATGTAAAATAAAGTTCACATCGGAAGTAAAAAATGCATTAATTAAATAATTATTTTCACATCGGACCATCGGGATACCTGTACAAAACTATTTAAAAAAATGTTTAGAAATATTTTTTTTATTTAAAGAAATATCACTTTTTGGTCAATGGTAATTATTTTATTAATTTTGTCTAAAAAAAAGTCTAAAAAAAATGATTTAAAAAAATATTTTCTAATATAGTTATATAATGTTCGCTAATGGTTTAATACCTGTTTTTGGTGCTTTTCAACGCATCGCCCACTTTTTCCCTCAAAATGATGACCTCTTTTACCTCTCCTCTAATTGTGTAAATATCTCTAGAAATCAAATGTGCAAACTAAAAGATGATTTAAATGATAAAATAAATGAATTAAAAGACGAAATAATTAAAATCGTATCTGATAAAATGCATTATAAAACAGTCAAACAACAAAATAATGACATCAATGAATATTTTAAAAATAA